CGGCGTCGCCTACTGGATCGTCCTCGACCGTGACGTCCTCAGCTACCCGACCGCCGCCCGCCGTGTTGACCCGACGCTGGTCGACGTTGACCCTGACGGCCTCGTCGAAGCGATCAACGGTGAACCCGTCAACCCTGCCGAGGTGATCGTTTTCCCCGGGCTCCACGAGGGAATACTCACCTACGGGGCCCGCGAACTCCGTACCGCCTACACCCTGTCCGACGCCGCGCGACGCTTCGCCTCCGTTCCCCTGCCCGCGCTGGAACTCCACGACCTAAGCGAGGACGGCCTCTCGGCTGACGACCGCGCCACGCTGGTCAACGACTGGACCCGCGCCCGTGAACTGTCCGGCGTGGGCTACACGAACCGAAGCCTCGAAGTCAAGACGCACGGCTGGAATAGCCGCGACCTCCAGCTAGTGGAAGCCCGCGCGTATGCCGCCGCCGAAGTGGCCCGCGTGATGGGCGTACCCGCCGCCCTGATCGACGCCAGCCAGTCCGGGTCGTCCGTCACATACAACAACCTTCAAGACGCCCGCCGCGACTTCACGGACTTCACACTCTCGACCTACACGACCCCGATCGAGCAGCGCCTATCGATGAACGACATCAGCCAGCCCGGTACGACAGCAGTGTTCGACCTTGACTCGACGGTCCTCCGCGCGTCGTTCTCGGACCGTATGATCGCCTATCAGAACGCGGTCGCCGCCGGTGTCTACACCGTCGAGGAACTACGCAAAATGGAAGCCGGAGTCCCCGGGACGGTGACAAAATGACGATGATCTACTTGACCGCGAGCGACGTCCAGCCCGCGACCCTTGACGGCCCCGCGCGTTCTGTCCACGCCACGATCCTCCCGTGGAACATGGTCGCGAATACAAGCGCGGGGCCGACCCGCTTCGTTCGCGGGAGCGTGGAAATCACAAGCGCGGACCGTGTCGCGTGGCTTGTGGAGCACGACCGGAACCGCGTAGTGGGACACGCGACCTCGTTCCTCGATACTCCCGCCGCCCTGCTCGGGTCGTTCACCGCGCCGGACAACTGGGACCAAGAACTCCAAGCCGCTCAAATGAGGACGGGCTGGTCAGTCGGTGTCGACGTGTTAGTGGCGTCAGCCGACCGCGACGGGACACTCGTCGTAAGTAAGGCACTGCTACGCGAGGTGTCCTCGTGTTCCGTCCCCGCGTGGGACTCCGCCCGCACCATCACCCAAACAAAGGAAACCCTATGAGCAAGCGCCCCACGCCGAGCCGCCTCACGGCCTCGGCTCACTTGACCGGCGACGCTTCGACCCCGGCCACCACGGTCGAGGAAATCGCAGCGACCGCCGCCCAGCACGCCGTCCTCGCTTCCACCCCGGAGCCCACCCCAGCGCCCGTCGAGGAAATCATCGAAGCCCCAGCAGTTGCCCCAGTGGTCGCCGCTTCGAGCCCAGCGATCCCAGCACGCACCGCCCCCCGCCTCGACGTCAAGGCAGCCGCCGGACTCGTCGCGGCTGCTAACCGTGGCGAAATCCCGATGGGCCAGTTGACCGCTGCCCTGAGCGATCTCACCTACACGGCCAACGCTGACACCTACCCCGACACTTGGCTCGGCAACCTATGGCAGGGCGTCAACTACCAACGCCGCTTCGTGCCCGCGATCGGCGCAGGCGCACCCGTGACCTCCCTCAAAGTGACCGGCTGGCGCTGGAACACCAAGCCCGCCGTGGCTGCCTACGACGGCGACAAGGAGGCAGTCGCCTCTAACGCTGCCACGACCGAAGCCGTAGAGGTCCCAGTCCAACGCCTCGCCGGTGCTCACGACATCGACCGCGCGTTCTTCGACCTTGGATCCAGCGACTACGTCGCCGGGTACTGGGCCGCGCTCGCCGAGTCCTACGCGAAACTCTCGGACGAATACTGCGCGGGCTTGCTCATCGACGAAGCCCAGAACGCCGGAACCTCCGGAACCGCTATGGGAACGATCGTCAAGGCCGCTATGGCAGTGATGAACGAAGGAACCCCGACCTTCATCGGTATTGGCACAAGCGTGTTCGAGTCAATGGCAGCCACGAACACCCAAGACGCCCTCGCGTTCCTCGGCGGATCATTGTCGTTCGACGGTACGGGCTCCTTGGGCAACGTGTCCCTGTTCGTGTCCTCGATCCTTGACGACTACACCGTCATCGCTGGCGTTCGTCAGGCCGCCACGTTCCACGAGTTGGCCCCAGCGTTGCGCGTACAAGTCGCCAACGTTGCCAACGGTGGGATCGACGCCGGACTGTTCGGCTACTGCGCAACGGTCGTTCACAACCCGAACGCACTCGCCACCTGCGTGCTGGACTAATCCCGAAGCCGCCCGACCGTGGCCTCCCAGCCGGTCGGGCCCCCCTAGTGGTGGGGCGGGTCAACCCCCGAACCGCCCCACCACTACCCCACGAAAGGTCGCCCTATGACTGCCCCCTTAGTGACCGCTGAGGACGTTCGCGACTACCTGCGACTCCAAGACTCCGCCGACTCGGCGTGGCTTGCCGACGCCGCAGCTGCCGCAACGGACTACGTCAACGGGCTGTCCCACGTCAACGACGAGGACTGGGACGACCGCACCCGCACCGGGGCAATAATGCTCGCGGGACGCCTCTACTCATCGAGGAACGCACCCCTCGGGGCAGCGGGCTTCGACGCTATGGGTGGCGTGATCTCGGCACGAACCGACCCCGAAGTGGCCCGCCTGCTCCGGATCGGTCGCTACACCCCACCGAGTATCGCGTGAGCGGGACTTACGGCGACGCGATGGAAGCACTTGCCGAGGAAATCCGCGCGTGTGACGTTCGTGTGACTATCGACCCCGTGGGCGTGAACCCACCGTGTGCGGTCGTCGACCCGCCCACGTTGGAACGCCTCACCTACGGGGGCCACTGGAACGTCATCCACCAAGTCCACCTCGTCGCACCCGGCGGGACTGGAACCGCTGACGCTCTCGCGATCCTTGACTCAATGCTCGACAAGGTCGCGCAAGCCCTCGACCCTTCCTCGATCCAACCCTCCACCTACACCTTGGGCAGTACCGGCGACGGGGCTCCCTCACTTACCCTCACCCTAGAAAGGTCGCTCTAATGCCCATTACCGACTCAAGAGTCCGCGAAGGTGTCCTCACCCTCGACGGTGACTCCTACGCCACGCAAGCCACCAACGTCCGGATCACGCCCAGCCACGAGGAGCAAGGCGCAAGGATCGAAGTCCTCGACGGTTCCGAAATCTTGCCCGCCCTAAAACGCCGCAACACTCTCGCGATCGAGGCTATCCAAGACTTCGACAACGCCTCCGGCCTGATCGCGTTCTCGTGGTCAACGGACACCACCGAGCAGACCTTTAGCTGGACCCCGGGCCCTGACTCCCCGACGTACTCGGGCAGTGTCCAAGTCCTCGCCATTGAGGTCGGCGGCACCGTTGGGGAACGCCTCACAACGACCGCCGAGTGGGAAATCGTCGGCGACGTCACCGTCACCCCAGCGGTGTAGTTATGCCTCGACCACTAGACACTAGGGTCGAGGTTGAGGGCGTCGACAAACTCGTAAAAGAGATGAAAGCGGCGGGCCTCGACCTCCGCGACCTCTCGAAGGCTGGTCGAGTCGCCGCCAAAGTCGTACTAGCGGAAGGCCGCGCACGGGCTCCGCGACGTTCGGGAACCCTCGCCCGCTCAATGCGGGTTAGGGTGTCCCGGACAAAGGCCGGAGTGATCGGCGGGAATAACGCGGTCCTCTACGCGGGCCCTATCCACTGGGGTTGGCCTGACCGGCGTATCCGTGAAAACCAGTTCCTCAGCAGGGCAGCAGTTACAACGCAAGACAAGTGGCTCCCCGAGTACGTTACCGCCGTCGATACAGCGATGGCCCAAGTGAAAGGCGTGAGCGCTTATGGCGGGACCGGCTAATCTCGTCGTCAACATCCTCGGCAGCGCCAAGGGGCTAAACAAAGCGCTCAAAGACGCGGGCAAAAAGACAAAAGGCTTCGCTAAGGGGATGAAAATCGCCGCCGCCGGAGCAGCTGCGGCACTAGGCGCACTCGGCGGGATACTCATCTCGTCCATCAAGGCGGCAGTGGCCGAGGAACAGGCTATGAGCCGCCTATCTTCGGCGGTCCTGCGAGTCAAAGGCAGCACGAAAGCGACCACGGTCGCGGTCGAGAACTGGATCGACGCCGTCAAAATCGGCTCCACGTTCTCCGACGACGATCTACGCCCAGCGCTGGGCCGGCTCGTTGACGCCACGGACAACGTCAAGCGGGCCCAAAACCTGCTCAAGGTAGCGATGGACCTCTCGGTCGCGTCCGGGAAACCCCTCGAAACTGTAAGCACGGCCCTAGGCAAGGCATACAACGGCAACAAAACGGCCCTACTAAAACTGTTCCCGGAACTGGCCAAGGTCAACGACAAGTCCAAAACGGGTCGCGACCTGATCGACGCCTTGGGCAAGAAATACAAAACCGCCGACGAGAACGCCAGCAACACCGCAGCCGGTGGACTCCAAGACCTCCAAGACGTGTTCAACGACCTACAAGAAACTATCGGGACCCAGTTCCTTCCCTACCTCAAAGACTTCTCAAAGTGGGCAAAGTCGAAAGAGGGCAAGGAAGTAATCGCGAACTTGACGACCGTCGTACAAGGGCTCGCTGACGCCTTTATCGCAGTCGTGGGCGGCGTCGACGAGGTACTCATCGGGTTCAAGTCCATCAAAGCCTTCTTTTCGTCCTCGGAATACGACCGGCTCCTCGACATCATCAAGTTCGTAAACCCTGTCCTGTATCAGGCGATCAAGGGAACCCGACCGGATAACCCGCGCCCGCTGGCCGACCTGCTCAACGAAGTTGTGAACGGTCCCTCGCCCTCGGGCCGGGCTAACAACGGACGAGCCAACCCCCGCAACAACGGAAGCGCAGTCGCCACTACGGACGTCGGAGCCGGTCGCCCCGTTACGGTGATCGTCCAAACAATCGACCCCGCAGCTGCTGGTCGCGCGGTCCGCCAAGCCCTCAACACCGACGCAGTACGCACGGGGCGGTCACAAATACCCCAAGGCCGGACAGCGGTGCGAACCGGCTACTACCGAAACGGCGGGATCGTATGACCGTCCTAGGGATCACGCGCAACGGCTACCCGATCGACCCCTCAACGATCTTGCGCAACGTCGAGATCGTGTTCGGCGGGGGCTACGGCCTCGACGGCGCGGGAGGCGAGGCTTCGTCCGCAACGTTCCAACTGGTCAACGTGACCGACTCCTACGACGTCGCCGTCGGCGACCTAATCCAAATCAGCGCGACCCTCGGCGACGACACCATCGTCCCGCGCTTCACTGGCCGGGTGTATTCGCGGCGCGTGGACTTCGAGGACATCGACTCAACGGTCACAACGATCGCGGCGACTGGGAACCTCGCAGTGCTGGAGCGTTCGCGCCTCCAGTTTGACTTCCTTATGCCCGAAACTACGGACGGGGACCGGGTGCTCAGCGCCTTCGTATTCGGGATCGAGGAAGCCTCGGGGATCACTTACACCGCCGAGGACGGCGGGATCGTCTACCCGGAAACTACGCACCTCGAAGGGACCCCTCTCGGGGAAGTAGCCCGTACTTACGCCCTCGACGCGCTGGGCCTTGTCGTGGACTTACCGGACGGGAACCTTGCCTACTATGACCGATTTCACGCCCGCAACGTGGCGCCGGTGCTGGAACTGGACGCTTCCAACGTACTTGCGGGGCTAAGCGTTGAGAACTCCAGCGATGCCCTAGTCAACGACATCACGGTCTTTTATGGGCTCCCCGACATCGACGGGAACCGTGACAGCGTGAACGGCTTCGACGCCGTGTCCTATTCCCTGTACGGCCTCCAAAAGGCGAGTATTGACTCCCAGATACTCAACTCGGGGGACGCCCAAGACATCGCGAACGAATACATCTACCGCAACTCACGGCCCCGCGACAACCTGCCCACCCTAAGTTTCACG